TAATACTGATCCGTCATTCTCTAAAAATTGATCTACACTCTCTACAACAATTTCATCATCAGTTGCAGTAAATGCTTCTACAACTTTCGTAACACCATCCAATACTTCGATATTAAGTTTATCGATATCGAGGTATTGTAAAAATTCATTGACAATATTTTGTCCTAGACCCGTCTTCTCTTGAGAACGATAGTAATACTCAATAAATTTATTGAATAAAGGATAATCGTTTTCAATAAAAGCAGGTGATTGTTTTGCAATCGACTGTGATACTTTATTGATATTCATCTACGCTTAGAAACAGGATGTATCGGTTAAATTGCCAGCGTTTCCAATATCTCCTACAGTTAAAGTTGTAGGTGTAGTATTGAATACCGCAGGTGTCAAACTATTTAGTGGGATAGTAGGAGGTGGAGTAGAACCAAGTGGAACTACTGTTACTTCTGGACTGATAATGTTAATAATTGTACCTGGTGTTGAAGCAGGTACAGTTGATACGTTAGCAGGTATGAACAGAACAGGAATTGCTAAATCTGTTGGAAGCACTGTTGCGTCAGTAACAGAACCAGCACCAGTTGTAGTATTTGTAATTGTTGTACCTGCTGTTGGAATATTGACACCTGCACCGATAATAGCTACAGGACCAAAGCATACTTCACCAGTTGTGTAATTTACTGTACCAGCAGCGTTGTTCGTATATACCTTTTTATTACCAGTATTATAGAAAGATCTTAAATTACCAAATCCATCATCTTCAAACTGTTGATCAACACCAGGTCTATCAGCAGTTCTAAATGTTCCAGATAAAAGGATTGGTTCTTTCTTACAAGAAGTTCCATCATTATTACTAGGATTACTATCATATAATGCACCACCAGTAGCAATACAATAAGTATTAGTTTGATTAGTGGTTGGTCTAATGTATCTTAGTAGTGAAAGTTGTGTTGATACATCAGTAACAGAGTCATCTGATAAAGCAACTGCCTTTTCAAAGTCTCCAGATCTAAATGTAGAGTTGAAGTTATTAATTTGAGTTTGTGTTGCCCAATCATTGATACCATTCTGAATATTTGTTTTAATATCAGAAGTATTGGTTGCAGTAGCAGTATTGTACTGTGCATACACTTTTAAGTAAATATAAATGTCTTCTGGATCAATAACAACAGGATCAATAGATGCCATTGCGTATTTTCTTAAATCTGCAGAAATAGTTTTCTTAGTTGCGTCATTTAGAAGAGATCCTGTCTTAGTTTTGATTGCAATATAAACTTTCCCATATACAGGAGGGTTTAAAGTGTCACCACCATAGGCAACTACAGAATCAGCGTTAGAATACACTCTTTTTGTGATTAAAGCATAGTCTTGTGCTGTTACTGCACGATATTGAGCAGAGTAATATCTTGGAGCGTTATATTTGATAGATTCTACAGTTTCTGCAGCAGATCCTAGTTGAGAACGATCTTTTATAGTTACTGTAATTGCTGAAGGTGAATATGCAACACTATTCGAGTCAGTTACACTTCCTATGAAGGAAAATTGGTTAACTTCATTAGCTTCGGCACCCGCAGTCACCAAATATTCTAATTGAACAATTTCACCATCATTAAGTGCTCGTCCAGCTGTATTATCTCCAAATTTAATTTCGTAACGCATATCTTCACCTTCAGAGATGAAGTATGCACGAGTAGATGATGTTAGGTCAGTGATGGTATCTACACGACTGTATAAATCAGAACTTGTAGATGATTCATTTTGTCTTACACGAACTGATAGAGTTGCAATATCAGCATCCTCAGAAGGAATCTTATAAGTTTGCTGTGTAAAGGTATTTACGATATATGAGAAGTTTACAATACTACCTTCTTGAACCATTACATTATCAAACTCAGCAATACCAGTAGTAGTATTAACTATAGAGGTGATTGATTCTAAAATATTAAAAACGTAGTTTCCACCAGTTGCAACTGCACCTTTTGCAAGAGTTACACTTGAGGGGTATGCTCCATTTGAAGAAGTTGTCTGTACACTAAGTTTTAAACACCCTTTTGCAGAAACAATAGAGCGTGGAACATAATTTAAAAGTTTTGCAATATTAACAATATTATCTCTAACAGTTGCCGATGGCAAAAATGCCTCATTCATCGACATATTTGCATTAAAAGCAGTATAATAGCTGTTGTAAGCTAAAGTATCAATCAAATATGAAAGTGCAGATCCTTCAAAGTCATAATCGGTAAATTCTGACCTTGTTCTAAGGTATGATTTAATCGAAGCTTTAATATCCTCGAAATTTAATGCTGTTAGGTTGTTTGGTTGCATTATTCTGGTCTCTTAAGAACGAACTCGATAGTTTCTACAGTTGGTAGTCCTACAATTTTATACTCAACTTGTATATCAAAACTATTCTCAGCAAATCTAGTTCTAACATTAACCTTGGAGAGGTTTACTCTAGGTTCATATTGTGTAATAGTATTTATTACCTCTTGGCGAACAGCATCAGAAGTGAAATTATCAAGTGGTTCAAATAAGAGCTCAGAGATACGAGAACCTATTGTAGGTTGAAATGGTTTCTCGCCAGGAACTGTTAAAAGTAAGTTCCTAATAGATTGTTTGATAGCATTATCGTTTAACACAGCAGCAGCATCTTTAGTGTTTGCATTTCGTGCAAAATTCATCCCAATATCTTTAAATGATCGAGATTTCTTAAAAGAAGTGCCAGTTACGGGTTTTAATGCCATTAGTACAGGAAGTGTCCTGTATTATTTAGCGACCTTGACCACGATTTCTCTTTTTTGCTCCATTTCTTGAAGAAGCAGCATATTTTGTGTGCTTTCCTTTTCCTTGACGGGTCTTTTTAGGTTTTGTGTCAATAGAAGGTAAACCAGTGTTGTATCTAGTTGCCATAATTAAACTCCGACGAATACATTAGGTGAACATCCTGTAATTTTAGAATTACAAGGGAATGCGGGTGTATTATCACCCAGTGGGTCTCCGAACCTACCTGCTCGACGACCATTGATAAAAACTGTCTTACTTGTAGCAAGAAGTTTCCTTGAATGACCTACAGCTGCTTCTCTACCACCTGCAGTCCCTATTGTGCACCACCAGGCAGGTGTATTTCGCACAGTAAGGCATTTGAACCCAACAGACGTTGTTGTGTGCTGTGTGGGTGTAGGATGAGGTATGAGAATATCTTGATCAATAATTGGTAGTTGACCATTGATAATAACAGTCCTTAGATAAGGTCCCGCAGGTAATTGCGGATGCGGTGGCCAAATGGTTGTAGCATCCATAGAATTTACTGTTCTAGGAACAACTGTAGGACTAAGTGATGGATGTGGACAATTAGGTAACACACCACCACCCAAGCCAGGATGATGCGATGCACCGACTCCGACTCCGTGACCACTGTCACTACCCATATAGATTGCTGCTCCTGTACCTGCTGCCATTACGTTATCTGGAAAGGATTACCGTATGCTTCTCCCGCATTTGCTGCTTGAACCGCAGCCGAACTTAGATCATGGAACATTCGCAAACTTCCGCTTGCACTCCATGCCTTACAACCTGATCCTAAAAGACCTGACATAGTATAGTTCGTAGTTACGGTTCCTCCGCTACCATCACTTCCTGTTGAATTTGATGTTCCGCTTGGTGCATTACATGTAAAATGTGCACATCCTGTATTCACGGGATTCATAGACAACGTTACGGTTAGAGTGGTTTCTTTGGCTTGATCCGCACGGTATTGTGTCATAAAGTATTTAGTGTTGCTTGAGGCAGCAGGTAATTCCGTAAACGACCCTTGTACGGTCTCAACGAAACTCTCTTTGAAGTTACTTACCTCTGGAATTTGAGTTTGTGTAACATCATCAATAGACTGACTACGCTCTACCTGTGTTCTTGCAAGTTCTTCTATCAATACTTGCTTTAATGATGAGTCAACATACGCATCTTTGTCTAAGAAGTTAAGATCATACTTCGCTTCTACAATTTCACGCAGTGATTCAGTCGCACTTGTTGAATATTTACGCTGAGGCATTACAGAAACCCGTCTTCTATCAGGATCTAACTTGATTTCCACCGTAGGTTCACGGGATGTAGTAGTATCTGTCGCTAAAACTTGCTGATATGCGTCATCTAGTGCCTTAATATCCGCACTTGACATTTCTGGAGCCTCAACATTCGTTCCTTTTACCGTATTTGATGTATTTTCAGTAATTATTTGGTTCAATGTGCTCGGAGTAATGCCTAATTCGAGTAATCTGTTGTAAGTAGTCGGATCTAACGCTTGTTGAAAGGATATATCAACTTCATTATACACTGGTTTTGGAAAAGAGGACATAATTTCCTCATTTCTTTGCGTAAATGTTGAATCATACGCATCATTTGTGAAAGTTTCTGTTTTTTTCTTATAATTATTGCGTATCCAAAGTTGAGGAGGGTTATTTTCATCGTATCCGCTACCTCCATTCTTAATTTCTATCGCAGATAGTACACCTGCACTAAAAGTTGCCTTAACTTCTGCTTGTTTTCCCGAATCAATAATAGGAGGAGTGATAATTACGTCTGGTTCTTCCTTTAATTGGTTCCAACCAGTTCCTCCGTTGGTAATTGTAGAACCTGTTACACGACCATTCTCAATTGTAAGGGTCACATCAGGTTGTTTTATAGTATTAAAGATGTCAGGTGCAGATGGATCTATGTCCGCAGTTACAAATTGCATCGATTTATCGGAGAATTCATACTTCCCAACCAGTATTGCACGGTCAGAGATACCATAACCTGCTTTCACAGTGACTAGATGTGCTCTACTAGAGGTATACTGAGTATCTTTTGCAAAATTATTACCACTTCCATCCAAATACGCTACATGATAGGGGAAGTTACCCTCATCCATGTGGAAAACGCGGGTAAGGGTATGTCCATTTACAGTATCACCTGTTCTTAACACGTCAAAACCAGATGAACTAGAGGTAGTATCGACTGGAGCAACGACTGTAATCTTAAGTGTAGCAGTTAAAGTGCTTGTTGTAGTATCTGGATGAGTGTGTGTATAGGTTAGATTGAACGTATCACCCACACTATAAGCAGTACCAGGTGATAATATCTCTGTAATCTCCCATTGAGTCCCTGTAAAGGCAACCGTAGATCCTGATTCATCTACAATAGGTCGTATCCTCACCTTTACTCGGAGTCCTGTGGTCGCTCCCGACCCATTCAATTCGTAGATAGTAAAGTCATCGAGCGACTCGTCCCCACTTTGCCACGGATTTTGTGCTGTATTATACGGTATACCATCTTCAGTGGTCTGATTCCATGCATCAGTATAGGTTACCCCATCATAAGAGAGACTTAGATCAACTACTCCATCAGGCAACTGAGTGGATAAAGCGTCATATTGGAACGCGACTTTATAACTTGTGGATCCAAACCCGAACAGCGACGGATGAGGGCAGTCTGGATCGCCCGTATAATCAGTTTCGCAAGTATAAGAGAGACTTGTGGTTGCGGGTACACAAGTAAAACCAGAACAAGGGTAACAATTAGAAGAAGTTGCTACGTTACCATCATTAGTTCCACCACTTGTAGAAGCATTTGAGTCTTCGATATGATAACAAGGTGTTCCTACTACTCCACCTTTATTAGAAGTATCGTATAGGTATGCAAAGAATCTATCAGAATAGGCAAAATCAAATGAGAGTTCAGAGGGATAGTAATCGAATGTTATTTTTGCGTTTGCTTCATTACTGCAAGGGTTATCTAATTCAACCTTACCACAA